AGGGGCAACATTAGCCTTGCAGACAGGACACTCCCCGACCTGACGTTGCACAGACTGCTAGGCGAAACCTTGTGCAAGGGGTATTTATTATGGCATCAACTACATTTTCAGGTCCAGTTACAGCCACTGATGGCTTTGCAGGTCTTATCACACTAACAAATTATACAGTTGCATCAGCACCTTCCGCTGCTACAGCAGGTACAGGCACTATAGCGTTTATCTCAAACGGCGCTGCAGGAGCTGCTATCTTGGCTTTCTCTGACGGAACAAACTGGAAGCGTTCCGATACAGGCGCAACCATTTCTGCTTCATAGGGGGTAAATCATGAGTAGATTCGCACCACCAAGCGCGGAAGAACTAGCGGCTCGTGGGTTAGATCCAGATGGAAACCCACTAAAAGTCTGGACTAACAAAGTTCGCGCAAGAAACAGCGATGGAACGCTTAAAGCAGATGATCCTTCCACACCTGATGTAAATGAGGCATGGGAAGAAGCACCTGTTAAAAAGCGCGGTCGCCCTAAGAAAGAAGGGTAAGCTATGTCTAGTGATGTAAAGGCAAAGCGTGTCACAGGAACAGGCTCACTCGCAGTTGGCCCTGCTCGCATACGGCAGATACATGTTTTATCAGGATCGGGTACACCCCGATTAACTATCTCAGATGGTAACGGTGGGGCTACAGTTCTAGATTTGGATCTAAAAGCTTCTGACGTTCATGCTGTCAATATCCCAGACGATGGGATTAGAGTTAGTGATATTCATGTAGCTACTGCTACGGCACTAACAGCTATAACAATATTCTTTAATTAATGTTATGGCTGCTCGCAAGGGAACTATGAAGGGTCACTCCATCAAGGGGGGGCAAAAACGCCCCACCAAAAAAGGTGCGGGTATGACCGCTAAAGGTGTAGCTAAGTACCGTAGGGATAACCCCGGTTCTAAGCTTAAAACCGCTGTGACTGGCACAGTTAAAAAAGGTAGTAAGGCTGCGAAAAGACGTAAGTCTTATTGCGCTAGATCTGCAGGTCAGATGAAGCAGTTTCCAAAAGCAGCAAAAGATCCAAACAGTCGCCTGAGACAGGCTAGAAAAAGATGGAAATGTTGATGAAAGCGCAAGACGTATTAACGATTATGGAAAAGCATGAAAAAGAGTCAGATAGACGTTTTGAGCGTATTGAAAAACAGCTTGAACGCCTTGATATGCGGCTGTGGGGCATTGCCGTCTTAATCATTGCTGCGGCTGTAGCGGGAAGGTTTTTATAATGGCTATCTCAAGATCGAATATGAGCAAACAGATAAAGTCAGGTAAGATGAAAAAGAAAGTTGTTAAGAAAAAGAGTGGCAGCAAAGTGCTTGGTAGTATCAGTCCATTATATGGAATGATTTCGGGTGAGGGTGCTTTTGGTAAACTGGCAAGTGCAGGTTTTAGCCCTGCGGGTATGCTCGCAAAGCAACAAAAGAAAAAGAAGCAGATGCGAGCGCAAGAAGCAGTCCCTGTTGCAAAAAATGGTGGTAGCATGATGTCTACTGGCGATGATGCAAAAGACTTAAGTATTGTTCGCATGGGTAAAGGTGGTAGCCCTAAGAAGAAGTCCAAGAGCCGCGTCAACGAGGCAGGTAATTATACAGATCCTGCAAAGCGTAAACGTATATTCAATAGAATAAAGGCAGGTGGAAAGGGTGGCGCTCCGGGCCAATGGTCAGCCAGAAAAGCCCAAATGATGGCAAAAGCTTATAAAAAAGCAGGTGGAGGCTACAGAGACTAATGGGAGAAATAGAGAGAGATCTTAGAAGTTGGTCGAGTGAGGTTTTAGAAGTACCGAACCAGAACCTAAAAGGTCTTTCTCCATGCCCCTACGCTAAGAATGCTTGGGAAAAAGATAAAGTATTAGTTGTGCAAACAGATGATATATATGCAGACAGTCTAAGACATTGCTCTGATTTTATCTTATCTAATAAGGAGCTTGTTGTTGTCGCTTCATATGAAGTTCCAGAATTAGACAAATTTAATAAATATGTTCAAAACCTTAATATACTTTTTGATAACCTACATTGTATGGAATTTCATCCTGATTACGGTGCGGATGATGCAAACCTAGACTTTCTTTCAGATAATGACTGGGAAAGCTCAATAGATAGGCACTATTGTATGGTGTTTATTCAAGACCTCGAACAGGTAGTTCGAGCAAGTGATAAGTTGCATACTTTAGGTTACTATGATGTGTATCCTGATGAAGAGTATGAGGAACTAGTTGTTAACAGAAAAAGGAGACTTGACGATGGCTATGAAACCTAGGGCTATGAAAAAGAAGCCAGTTGCTATGAAGCGTGGTGGAAAGAAAATGATGCGTGGCGGTATGGCTAAAAAGCCTATGGCTATGAAACGTGGCGGTAAAGCGAAGAAAAAATAATGCCCCTAAAAAAGTCACAGAAAAGCCTTAAGAATTGGACTAAGCAGAAATGGCGTACCAAAAGCGGTAAGCCATCTACGCAAGGTCGTAAGGCTACTGGTGAGAGATACCTGCCTTCTGCAGCCATAAAATCCCTTAGCCCTGCCGAATATGCGGCTACCTCCCGTGCTAAGAGAAAAGGCAAGAAGGCAGGTAAGCAACATGTGGCTCAACCCAAAAAGATAGCAAAGAAAACGAAAGGGTATAGATAGCAATGCCCCGCAATTATCGAAAAGAATACGATAGCTACCACAAATCTTCTACACAGAAGAAAAAGAGGGCATCTCGAAACACGGCACGATCTAAGATGGTTAAAGCAGGTAAGGCAAAAAAAGGTGATGGAAAAGACGTTGATCACAAGAACGGAAATCCTCGTGATAACTCTAGGAAAAACCTTACGATGAAAACAAAAGCTAAAAACAGGAGTTTCCCTAGAAACTCTAAAGCCAAGAAACGGTAGGATAAAATGGCAGTCGTTACACCAGATTTACCTGACATATTTGAAGAAGCTTATGAACGTGCAGGTCTAGAGCTAAACACAGGTTATGATCTTCGAACAGCGAGGCGTAGCCTTAATATTATGTTGCTTGAATGGCAGAACAGAGGTCTAAATCTTTTTACCGTTGATTCAGGTGTTTTGAATATAACTGCAGGTACAGAGACTTACACTATGCCTGTAGACACCATAGATGTAATCGAACATCAAATAAGGACTGGAACAGGAACAAATCAAGTTGATACTGCACTGCAGCGCATATCTGTTTCTACTTACGCAGCGCAATCTAATAAAAATACACAGGGCAAGCCCAGTCAAATATTTGTTCAAAGACTGGCTACAGAAACAAAGGTGACGTTGTGGCCTGTACCTGACGCATCTTATGTATTGGCTTTTCACCGTTTGAAAGGAATAGATGGGTTAGCGTCTGGCGTTGGCACAACAGCGGCTATACCACCTAGATTTGTTCCATGTCTTGTTGCGGGTCTTGCATATCAAATAGCTATGAAAAAACCAGAAGCGATAGCCAGAGTTGTTCCTTTAAAGCAAGAATATGAGTATCAGTTTGAGCTTGCAGCAGGTGAAGATGCGGAAACAGCATCTATTAAGTTTGTTCCATATAATACATTTATATTGGGTGGTGGATGACAACTGCTAGAAGTAAATATGCTTTCGGTTTCTGCGACAGAACTGGCTTCAGGTATCCACTGAACGAGCTTGTTGATGAGTTTAAGAACGGTGTTAAGACTGGCTTAAGGGTTGGTCGAGATGTTGCTGACGGAGATCATCCTCAAAATTTTCTAGGCAGAGTAAGGATATTTGATCCCCAAAGCCTTTCAAATGCTAGGCCAGACAGATCCTTAGAAGAGAGTAGACAGCTATTTGGTTTTGGTCCTGTTTGGAACCCTGCCCAATTTATGACCGCATCTGTAGGCAGAGTTGTCGTGAGCTTTGACGATAGTGTGGTAAATGCCACAGGTGTATCTGGTACAACTGCTGTTGGCGCAGCAGCAGCTCTTACATTTACTGCAAGCCCGACAGCCCCATCTCGTGCCTTAACTGCTGTAGGTACAGTTACAATAACAGGTGACATAGTGGAAACTGTTCCTGTCACTGGTTCTTCTGCTACATCTGGTGTTGGAAGTGCTGTTCCATTGGTGAATGTAACACAGATCTTTACAATCACAGTTGCTTCTGCGGGTTACGGTAGTGGTAACAAGTTTTACATTGATGGCGTACAAGCACCTACAGGTACTATTAATGAGGGAAGCACTTATCTATTTGATCAATCACATTCAAGCAATAGTGGACATCCACTAAGGATTTCTACAACCTCAGACGGCACTCATGGCGGTGGAGTGGAGTACACAACAGGCGTTACAACTGTAGGAACCCCCGGAAACGCAGGTGCTTATACTCAGATCGTGGTAGCTTCAGGCGCACCAACATTATATTACTATTGTACTAACCACAGTGGTATGGGAGGCCAAGCGAATACACCTTAACGGTAGATTTGAAAATTTAAACATGTTAAAATAAGTTCAATTGAACTTTTTGGAGGGCAAGATGGCTATAAAAGGTAGAAACAAATCAAGAACTAGTAAGCCAAAAATGAAGACGGAAAGAAAGACTGGAAGACCTGAAGGTGCGGGTTCTGTAATGAAAAGAATTGCACCAATGATAATTGGCTCGATTAGAGGCCTTGCTCAACCCCCTATGCCAAGCGCTCCTCCTCGAAGAAGAGGCTCTTCTGATGCAGATAAAAAAACTTTTACAGATCTTGAACAGGGCGCAGACATTAAAAGAAAAGCTGCGGAAGTTCGCAAGAAAAAAGATCCAAAAAATCAATCTTTGCGACCTAAAATTAGACCAAAATCAATACCCCTAACTACTTCTTTAAGACCAAAAAAAAGACCCACAAAGAAATCAGCAGAGGGTGGAAGCCTTAAGTCGGTTCCTGAAAATAATACGGGTTTAAAGAAACTGCCTACGGCTGTTCGTAACAAGATGGGATACATGCAAAAAGGTGGTTCCTGTAAGGGTATGGGTAAGGCTGTTAGAGGCGGCAACTTTAGTAGAAACGGATAAGTTCAAATGAACTATACAGAGTTAACACAGGCTATACAGGACTACACAGAAAACACAGAGACTTCTTTTGTGGGTAACATCCCTACGTTTGTTAGACAGGCAGAGGAGAAGATACTCCGTCAGGTTCTTATTCCAGAGCTTCGAAAGGCCGCTACTGGTAGTACAGTTGCTAACTCTCAATATCTAGCTAGACCCACAGACATGATCGCAGTCTATTCTATAGCCATCACAGATGGCAGTGGTAATTATAGCTATCTCCTCAACAAGAATGTTACCTTTATGAAGGAAGCGTTTCCTGCAGGAGACACAGGATTACCAAAGTATTATGGTCAGTTTGTGGGCGGGACAGCGTCCACACCGGGATATTTTATCTTAGGGCCAACGCCAGACGCTGCATATCTTGCTCAAATAAATTACTATTATGATCCACCATCTATTGTTACAGCAGGTACAACGTGGTTAGGTGACAATGCCGAAACAGCTCTGCTTTACGGTGCATTATTAGAAGCGTACTCATACATGAAGGGCGACACAGATCTTATGAACGAGTACAGAAAACAACATCAACTCGCTATGCAAGCCTTTACTAAAGTGGGTGGCTTACTGCAACAAGACGGTTATAGAGATGGCGAAGAGGGATACAGCGAAAGCGAGAACAATGTTTAAATTCAATGTAGAAATACCGAAAGAACCAGTAGTTAACATACAGACTACAGAGAATAGAGGGTTTACACCTGATGAGGTATCGGAGCGTTGTGTAGAGAAACTTATAAGTGTTTCTGACAGTACACACCCTGCTATCCGAGATCAGGCACAAGCCTTCAAAAAGCACATGGAAAAGGTGGTTGCATTTTATATGCGAGAAGCTATTCGCAGTGACCGCACAACCGTGTATAATGCCTTGAAAGACGCGGGGCATCCTAAACTTGCCGAACTAATAAGGAGATTATGATATGGCATTTTCTGGTAACTTTATGTGTTCGTCCTTCAAGCAAGAACTTCTTGAGGGAGCGCACAACTTTAAAAACTCAGGAGGTGATACATTTAAATTAGCAATGTATACAAACAGCGCCTCTTTTAATGCAGCTACAACTGCCTACACTACTTCTAACGAAGTAAGTGGGTCTGGTTATTCTGCAGGTGGGGGAACTCTAACAAGAGTAGATCCATCATTAAGTGGCACGACAGCGTTAACAGATTTCGCTGACCTGACATTTACAAGTGCAACTGTGACAGCTCGCGGTGCTTTAATCTACAATACCACAACAGGTAGTGGATCAGGCACAACGGACACAGTGGTCGTACTAGACTTTGGTTCTGACAAGACCTCTACAGCAGGTGACTTTACTATTCAGTTTCCTGCAGCGGATGCTTCTAACGCTATTATTCGCATAGCTTAATGGAGCCTTACTGTGGTAAAATTTGCAGATCGAGTTAAAGTAAGCACTTCGACCACAGGCACAGGAACTGTGACCCTTGGTTCTGCTGAGTCAGGTTTTCAGACTTTTGCTTCTGGCGGTATCTCTAATGGGGATACCGTCAGATACGTTATAGAAGACGGAACCGCCTTTGAGATAGGACAAGGTGTATACACGCATTCAGGTACTACTCTGACAAGAGTACTATCATCCAGTTCAACAGGATCACTACTAAATTTATCAGGTAGCGCAGTCCTGTTTATCAGCCCTAGTGCTGAAGACCTAACCCTCTCTGGTGCTGCTCATAACTTTACTAACTTTACAGCTACCGCAAACCAGACAACATTTACAGTAAACTATGCTGTTGGGAACATCCTCGTGTTTATGAACGGGGCCAAGCTAAACAGTGCAGACTTTACAGCCACAAACGGAACGTCAGTGGTTCTTGCTTCTGGGGCAACCGTAGGTGACATTGTTGAGGTTGTGGAGTATGGTGGGGCATCAGCTAACTACTCGACAACATCTTTTACGGCAACGGCAAACCAGACTGCGTTCTCTGGAACTTATAATGTAAACAAGTCTGCAGTATATCTAAACGGTATACTTCTACTGCCAACAACAGATTATTCGATAAGCGCATCAGCGGTGACCTTGGCGTCAGGGGCTTCGTTGGGCGACATCCTGCAAGTTCAACAATATGCTATTTAGGAATTTGACATGACTATAAACAGAAATTTAGCAAAGTTTGCTCCAAGTATTAACACTTCAGGTAAAGCGGCAGTTGCAACAATTACGGTGACTGTAGCGGGCGGCAAGTTTGTAATGGATGGTACGTCTCAGCAAGCTATATCGCTCTCTAAAGGCATCACATACCGTTTCGACAACAGCGCAAGCACAAACAGCGGTCACCCACTTGTCTTCTCAACAACTTCAGATGGCACACATAATAGTGGTTCAGCATTTACCACAGGGATTACGACAGTAGGAACTGCAGGTAGTACAGGAGCTTATGTAGAGGTCACATTAGAACAAGACGCAGCAGCCACTCTTTATTACTATTGTTCTAACCATAGCGGTATGGGCGGTACGGTAAAGACTGCATATGGAAACTCGAACGTAGTTGAGGATACTTCTCCACAGCTAGGTGGCAACCTCGATGTAAACGGTAACTCAATCGTATCAGTGTCAAACGGCAACATATCAATTACGCCAAACGGGTCAGGTAAAGTTATTCTTGATGGCCTCTCTCATCCAACAGCAGATGGTAGCGCAGGACATGTCTTGAAGACAGATGGATCTGGTAACTTAGCATTTGCATCTGTCGGCTCGCTTTCTGGCTCAGGAATTACAGATGTAGTAGATGATACCTCTCCACAGCTAGGTGGTAACTTAGATGTCAATGGCAATGATATTGTTTCAACATCTAATGCCAACATAGACATTATCCCTCACGGAACTGGCGATGTTAACTTAGGTGCTGATACGGTAATGGTTGGCGACAGCAACGCCAATGCAACGATTACTACGCAAGGTACTGGAGACTTAACTTTAAGTACTAACTCAGGCACAAACTCTGGAACGGTAACTATCGCTGATGGGGCAAATGCAAATATATCAATTACACCAAATGGCTCTGGTAAAGTTGTTATCGATGGAATTAGCCACCCTATAGCAGATGGAAGTAACGGACAGGCTCTAGTAACCAACGGTAGTGGCGTTCTTAGCTTTTCCACAATATCAGCATCAGGTGGTGGCGCTCAAGGTGGCGGTAGTGACGAGATTTTTTATGAAAACGATCAAGCCGTGACAACCAACTACACAATAACAGCAAGTCACAATGCCATGAGTGCAGGGCCAATAACAGTAAATAACGGTATAACAGTAACAGTTCCTTCAGGGGTTAGGTGGGTTGTAGTTTAATGACACAACTTAAAGTAGATGCAGTTGTAAATTTAGCGGGGTCAGGTAAGCCAAACTTTCCTGTTAGCCCGACCCATTCTAGTGGATCTGCTTTAAGCACTTTAAATACTTACTCTTACACATCATCAGGAACAGAGCCTAGTAGCCCTAAAAACGGGGCTATCTGGTGGGATAGCTCTAACAATAAAGTAATGGTTTACATAAACAGTGAGTTTAAAGAGATATCTTTAAATACTGATTATCCTTTAGGCACTCCTGCATGGAGTGGAGACAGAGGACTTGTTGCAGGGGTAGACGCAGGTGCTAGTAATAAGCATATTATATATTTTAATATAGCAGGAAGTGGCGGGGGTTCTGCAAACTTCGGCGATCTAACACTGCAAAGAGCGCAGTTTGGTTCAGCGGGTTCTACTACTAGAGGCTGTTTTTTAGGTGGCTATAGCGCTGCTCATAGTGACCCTGCTGCCAGAAGAAATGAGATAGACTATGTTACTATTGCAACCGCAGGTGATGCTACAGATTTTGGAGACCTAACTGTAGGTAGAAGTGTTTGTGCCTCTTGTAGCAATGGAACAAGAATACTTACTGCTTCGGGGATGACCCCAACCAATTCAAATATCGTTGATTATGTAACGGTAGCTAACACAGGTAATGCCACAGATTTTGGGGATCTCACATTAGCCGCAGACAACGTACACGGGGGTGCAGCGGCGGATGCAACAAGAGCGTTGTTTAGTCCTATTAGCACTTCAGAGCCATATAATGGAATAGATTATTTCACTATAGCAAGCACAGGTAATGGAACTGACTTTGGAGATCTACTTGAAACTTGTCTTCGAAATACAGCTTGTTCAGATGCAACCAGAGCAGTTTTTATTGGAGGTGGTTATAATCACAGCCCGGCAAATAAAAACATGGAGTATGTAACAATCCAAACAACAGGTAATGGAACTAACTTTGGTGATTTAACCGAACAATCTAGTAACAAAGCAGCTACTAGCAATGCTACAATAGGTGTTCATATTTCTGGTGTTCATATGGAAAAGTTTACAATACAAACTGCTGCTAACGCCACAGATTTTGGTGATATAATAGAATCTAGAAATCAATGTGCTGGAACATCAGGAGCGCCATCATGACAGAATTAAAAGTAGATAATATAACCAACGTAGCAGGATCAGGTAAGCCAAACTTACCTGTCGCTCCAACTGTAGGAAGCAACGCAGCTATAAGCACACTAAACACACACTCGTATACATCTTCTGGTACGGAGCCTAGCAGTCCTAAAAATGGAGCTTTGTGGTGGGACAGTGCTAACGATAAAGTTAAGGTTTATATAGACAGTAAGTGGAAGACGATAAGCCTAAACGCTTCTGCTGCTGCTGCGTTCGTTTGGGGTGGTGACAGGGGTATTTTTGCAGGTGGTTATAGTGGCGGTTTTAAAAATGAAATAGACTACGTTAATATAACCAGTGCGGGTAATGCTACAGACTTTGGTGATCTCACAGTTGCAAGAAATGGTGTCTCTGGTACTGCAAGCACAACCAGAAGCGTATTTGCACTGGGTTGGGATGGTAGTGTTTATAGCAATGTTATGGACTATATAACTACCGCATCAACAGGTAATGCAACTGATTTTGGAGACTATAGTGTTTCAAATGTACAAGGTGCAGGTAGAGGGGTTACTTCAAATGGCACAACTGGTTTATGGCAAGGTGGGTGGTCGGGTGACAGCTCTACTAGAATAAATGTTATTCACAAAATAACGATAGCTACCCCCGGAAACTCTACAGATTTTGGAGATTTAACAGTAGCAAGAATGATTGGAGGTGCAGCGGGCGATGCTACTAGAGGATTGCTTTCATCGGGTTCGGCGCAGGTGGGTGGGTCAACCGCTAATTCAAATGTAATAGATTATACAACGATAGCAACTGCAGGGAACGCTACTGATTTTGGCGATGGTACTATAGTAAGAACAGAGCTTTCGGGCGCTTCTGATGCCACTAGATCTCTTTTTCTTGGCGGTCATGGAGATGGAGCCGCAGCAGAAAGAGTTACAATAGACTATGTTACAACACAGACCACAGGAAATGCTACCGATTTTGGAGACTTAACAGGCCAAAGGTTTGACGGTAGTTCAAATAGCAATGGAACAAAAGCCTTAAACGTAGGTTATTTTGGCGGGGCTGTATCAAACGTGATTGATCAAGTCACTATACAAACAGCAGGAAATGCTACAGACTTTGGAGACCTTACGGTAGCAAGGAATGGTTTGGCGGCAACATCAGGAACAGCATCATGAGTGAAATAGATAGAATAACAAAGATTACAGACAGAGCGGGTTCTGGCGCTCCTAATTTTACGAACGGTGTAAACTTTGCAGGATCTGACAGCGGCATAAGCCCCCACGCGCACACAGAAAGCGCAAGTGAACCCGGAAGTCCTAGCAATGGAGACACTTGGTGGGACAGCGATAACGACATCTATAAAGTCTATATGGACAGTGCTTGGAAAGATTGGTTAGGGACAACTGCTCCCACTAGTAATGCTTGGAGTGGTGACAGGGGTGTTATCACTGGTGAAAGTTTTACAAACTACGA